GTTAGCACAACTACCGGTAAAAAAAAATCCCTGTTCAGCGACGGTATAGAAGCAGAGGAAGTCGTAATTATAGGATTGGTTGTAACATCGGCGACGATATTAATACTATTATCTGTCAAACTGTATACGACACGGATGTAGAGGCCGATATCCAATAACATTCCACTTGCTTCTTGGAAACCATCCAGAAGTTCTTGGTAAATCGAATAAATATTTTTTTTTATAATTTACTTACATAAAATTTAGGAGGTGAATAAATATGTAAGGTAATTAAATTGTCTGTATCGGATATATTTTCTATTAGATGTTCGTCCTTATCTTTAATAAATAATATATCATTTTTTTTGAAATGTCGTATTTTGGTTGTGTTTGGGCCGTATCTTTCCTCAAGCAAATTACCCTCTAATACTTTCATTAAACAACCATTTTTAGGGTGTTTGTGTATGTGACTCATTTGACGTGGACCCCAACAAATTATATATATTTCAAAAAGTTTGTTTTTATATACTAGATTTTTACAATAACGTGTAGGATCAAACTTTACATATTCTTTGTAGTTTGTAATATCATTTTTCAAATAATTTCGTAATTGATACATATGATTTTGTATCATATACGAATTTTTATTTAATATTTGAATCAGTCCGTTAAGTGGCAATTTCATAGTAAGTAATAATAGTATTGTGTATACATATTTGTATGTATACATAATATCAAATTTATATAAGCATTATATAAAATATTTAAATTTGATATAAAAATTTCATCTATGTTTTTGTAGTATACATTATGGATAAACCTAAACATACAAGCACACAAAGAACAAATACAAAAGACACCGTAATCATTGTATCCGCCTATACCTCCTATAACCCCAATGATATTCCGGTTTCTAAAGGTTTTAATTACAATAAATTAGGAGTATGTTTAGAACTATGTGCGGGTATACTGTGTTGTATATTATATCTTACAATTATATTGGTTACGTTTCTATTAATCATTTTTAATGTGTTTTGGTGGATCGAATATACACCACATGTTAATATAACATCTAATACTATAAATATATCAAGCTATGTGCCTACCTATCACCCTACCGAAATGCCTACCGTGGCCCCGTCATATTCACCTACGATTGAAATACCTCAATAACAGAAAATATAAATTTAAACTATGTGTTGACGTCTTCCAATATTTCTCCGCCAAGGCGGGTCTTGCGGAGATCGGGTGGTTTTTGTGGGAGCATTTCTCCGGAGGCGGGGGTTGTCTGCCCCTCCATCTTTGATATAAGGGATTTCATGGCACTTGCCAACGACCGAGCAACAGCTTGTGCTTCTGCTGCTTCTCCATCTGCCGCTGCTTCTGCTGCTTCTCCATCTGCCGCTGCTTCTGGTAACGGAGTTATAATCTCAGAACATAGTGAGTCTTGGACGACATCATTATCCTTAAAGCCGCTGGGGTCGTTATTATCTAAAATCCAAGAATTACCATGTCGTAAATTATCTCTTGTTGCTTTATAATTTATATCGCAATAATCATTGGGATTATTTATAGCATACTTTTCACTTAAGCAGTTGTTTAGTTGTGTTTTAACTGTGTTACTAGTGTCGGTATGACAATATGAACCACTTTCTGTGGAAAAAATTTTTTTTAAATCTGGAGATTGTTTAAAATTTTTCACCTGATGGCCGAACACATCCAGCTTCACGCCGTGTCGATCGAGTCCTTCAAATTCCCCTAGACCCGCCGGTATATCTATAGATTCTAAATAAGTTAATCGAGCGGCTGAATCAGAACCATATGCTATATAAATTGTATCACTTAATTTTTCATTAAATTTTATATAATGCTTATCTCGGCCTATCTGGGGGCCGACAAAGTCTTCTACATTGGTTTTCCACCATTTCATAAAGTTATATAAATACTTTTTAAATATCTCGACATTTCCATCGCACTCTTTGTTAGGATATATTACTATATTACCTCGTGCTGCTTCTGAAAAGCTATTATTCATCCAACCATCAGCGGGTTCCCATAATTTAGTAGATGGAGATTTTTTTTTAGGTTTAGATTGTACGAGCGAATCATGAATTGGTAAAGTATTTTGTTCTCCTGTATCATTTTTATTATAAAACTGGTTGGTGGTGCGTATCCAAAAAATTTTATGCTTCGCAAATCCAACATCGGGAACGTGTTGTGTATCAGTATTAAAACTCTGTGGATTTCCGTTTTTGTCAGGACCTGTAGATAAATATTCAATAAACTTTTTATAACAAAATGTATGATACTTATAATTACATACAATATGTATTTTGTATTTGCTCGAAGTCCAATCGTGATCCTTCAATGCTACATATGAAGCTAACGGTTGGGACCCCTGCCAGCCGCGTCCTCTCGCCCCATTGTATACTTTTATATTTATAGGCAAACTATCTTCATTGAGGTCAGGACAGGCTGTTTTGAAAAATTTAGTAACAATTCGCTTATGTAAATTGGCCAGGGAGTCGCAAAACCTGGGGGACTGACTTGTCGCGTTTAACAGTAATCTATATTTTAGAGTTTCACGTGTTCCAAATCTATATTCTTTCTCTGTGTGCTTGCCGTATGCTATATACCCGCCATCGTTTCCCGTCACCGGGGTTGGGCCGCCGACTTCAAGATGCCCGCTCGGTATGGTTGAGGGGAGATCTTTGCGTCGAAATTCATTTATTAATTTCGAGATCGTCACATGAGTCGCATTAATAGCTTGGGGGCCCATATATATTAACTGGTCGTGAGGACCTGTGGCCGTAGGGTTGCGATATTGCGTAAAGTCGGAAGAAACGGCACTAAGGACTATATTAATACCATGATCTTGTAACGTAAAATGAACCACAGCGGCCGGTACTAATAATGACCAGAGTTCTGGAACTGTTACCCATCCTATACTGGGCTTAGGCCAGCTCGCTTGCGCGGGCGCTTGAGCGTGCATTAGATTTGCAACCATGATTTTATCGATACGTTCGGAGGCCTCGACGTTCCACACGGAAGCGACAGTAGTAGGCTGCCGCGTCTTCGCCTTTAAGGCCTTAGCCTGATCGAGTCGCATCTGAACCGAGTTTGTAGTGCCAGTATCGGCTCCACCACGTTGTCTACGACGAACTGATTTTTTCCTGTTTGAAGAGCGTCTGCGACGAACTGATTTTTTTCTGTTTGAAGAGCGTCTGCGACGAACTGATTTTTTTCTTTTAGAAGAGCGTCTACGACGAACTGATTTTTTTCTTTTAGAAGAGCGTCTACGACGAACTGATTTTTTTCTTTTAGAAGAGCGTCTACGACGAACTGATTTTTTTCTGTTTGAAGATTGTTTAAGACGTAAAGATATTTTTTTAACCATTAGAGTCTTTATATATATAATATATAAAATAATCTATACAATAATATATATAATAATATATTTACACTTCAGTCTCAAAGTTAACTACCGTACGTGAACGGTTGAGTTTGTCTAGTAATCTAGTAAATAAAATAATATATATATATTTTATTGTATAGATTATTTTCTAATAATATTATATAATACTATGCCTAGAAAAAGATCTTTAAAAAAACGTTCGAAAAGACGTTCGAAAAGACGTTCGAAAAGACGTTCGAAAAGACGTTCGAAAAAACAACAATCAGGAGGTTTCGGGAGTTGTGATCTGCCCGCAGAAGTAGCTAGATTATGTGATCCTGCACTCACGACAAAAGGTGCGGTAAAAAAAGCTTGGCGCAAAGCGATGAAAGCGTGTCATCCAGACAAAAATCGAGAACATGAGGCCGCCGCCACCGACGCCATGCAATATCTAACAAACATAGCAAATTACCGCATCAGGCGTCCTAACCCTGACCTTCAGATCTCTCAAGTGCGCGGTTCCGTCGGCCACCACCTTTCAATGCCGTGTACTTTTGATGGAGCATCACCGCTTAGACCCGAGCACGCAGCAGCAGCACCAAGAGGAGCACCAGCACCAGCAGCACCAAGAGGAGCACCAGCAGCACCAAGAGGAGCACCAGCAGCACCAAGAGGAGCACAGGCAGAACAGGCAGCACGGGCAGCACAGGCAGCACAGGCAGCACAGGCAGCACAGGCAGCACAGGCAGCACAGGCAGCACAGGCAGCACAGGCAGCACAGGCAGCACAGGCAGCACGGGCACGACATCCGCAGCAGATTCAACAACTACAGCAGTGGGTGGCGTTTATCGAGGAGCAGCGCGACAATATATTAACCAACCTCATCGTTCGCGACCAGCCAGCACAAGCCGACGTGTCCATAGGAAATACCTATAACACTGCCCAAAATGTTTTAGCACTTGCTAACCAATTAGTATCAGAAGGTGTAGCACAACAACAATTAGCTGCCATGGTCGCACGAGCAGGAAGAGGGTATGCGCAAGCAGTAATGAATAAAGTAACTCTTTATATACAAAAAATAATAGATATGTCGAATCAGGGTATCTTCGACCAAGCATATCATTATAGTCAAGAGGCGACGGTGATGTTGAGCGGAGCAGTTCCGCAAGCATTACATGACGCGATCAATGTCTATGGGTGGCAATTCCCCGCAACAGCGCAACAAGATTTACAGAACTTACAAGCCGGTCTTACTACCGCAAATGCGCACGCAGCCAACGCATCACAACAAGCAGCACGAGCGATGGTGGCGGCATTACCGGTTCTACCGCCAGGAGTCGACCCCTATCAACGCGCGGCGGATCTGCGTCGCGAACAAGCTCGGCGACCACCCCGCCGCGATCCAGACCGCCCGTTCCGTGCGATGGAGCAGCGCGCACGCCCCGCTCGACCTCGTCAACGGCCTAACATTAGTCTTCTTTAGTAATTACATATCATTTAATTTTATAATATAAATAATTTCTTCGGTTTACACTCATATATTCTTGTTCGGCGCCAATTAATATTTGACTTTCACTATCGCCTATTCGTTTAGTAAATATACCTGCCGAACCGTCTCGATCCATCATATCCAATGAAGTTAATTTATCAACGGTATCGCACAAGGGAATTACAGATAGAATTTGACCAATTGGTTTGCGACGAAAATCGCCATCTAAACCAGCAATAATAAAAATTTTATTATGGAATTCCGCAATATTTATAAAATCTAACAAATCTTCAAAAAATTGTGCTTCATCAATACCAATCACATCCGCATCTAAAAAATGTTCATGTTCAAGCAAAGGCATTAGCGAATTCGTTTTCAATGCTCGTTTGACTTGGCGAGAGTGTGTCTGGATAAAATTGGTTGTTCGTGTATCATTTTCATGATTAATTAATAATATTTGTTTACCAATCGCTTCATAACGACTGACTCGTCGTATGAGTTCCGTTGATTTACCTGAAAACATGGGTCCAATAATAATTTCAATACGTGTATGAGACATATTATACGGTTCTGGGTTCTTATATTATTATCATATTTATTTTTTAAATATTAAATTTGATAATATTATATATATTACATATATACATACGATGCATATAAAGACACGAAGTTTATCTACACAACAACTACTTACGAGTATACAAACTAAAATAAAAGAACAGTTTACTGCTACATTTATTACTAGTTTACGAACACAATATGGTAATACACAAAGTGTGGAACGAATATATATAGAAAAAATTGGTTCTATACTTACAGAAAAAGGAATATCCTATGAATCCGCTGGTTCCCAACAGTCCAAAGATTTTCGTAATGTAGGTGGTACAGGACTAAATTTAGAAATTAAGAAAACAGACAGTTTTACTATAAAATGTAATGATACATGTCCTTCTCAAGATATAGAATACATTATTATCAGCACCAAACAAACCAAAAAATACAATCCCCAAGTTATATGTATTAATGGACTACATATAGTTAAAACATCTCCTTGGTTAACAAATTATTTACAAGATGTAGAAATAATTAAAAATAAATATTGCCGAGGTGATAATAAAAAAAATTTATGTGGTATGGTAAATGTGTATACTCGACCTAATATTGATGTCAATATTCGACCGATTTTACAAGAAAATCCTAGAAAAGGCTGGGCATTATATGAATTATCAAAAAAAAATTTACTTGAATTATGTAAAGAAAACAAGATAAATCATAAAGGATCAAAAAAAAACCTCATCGAGCGTCTTATGTTTAATAATATAAGTGTGTAAGTAGGAGTTTACACCGGAAATCGTTCAATCACTTGTTTGATGAGGGGAGGTGGGACAGCATTACCTATTTGGACGATTTGTTTAGCAGTCGTACCCGTTACAACGTAATCACTAGGAAATCCTTGAATTTGTTTGAGCTCATCTGGTAACAAACATCGAATATAATAACCATTTTTATTTTTTAATGGAACAAAGAAACGTGGTTGTCTCGCATAGGTACATATAATGGTATTCAATGGTTTACGAATATCAATGATTTCTCCTCCTACAGGGATTCGTTTTCCAAAATCAAGACGATGATTATATACTTTTCCTTTATATTCCCAACCTCTATTTTTAGCTAATACAAACACGTAGGGATGAACTTCCTCGGAGGGCGGCTGATCGTCATTATCCATATCGGTAAGAATACATTCTTCTGGTATTGTCTGAATATCAAAATGTAAATCCTCAGGTTCTATTTTTACTGCTCCTTTCATTGAAAATTTAACAATATCTTTAATATGTAGATGGTTGGAAGATTGTTCAGGTGGAAATACATATGGCCCATGAATATCTGCGATATCGTTACGAATACCTACAATAATCAAACGATGTCTATTTTGTGGTATGCCATAAAGATTGGCTTTCATGACTTTATAGGTAATTGTATATCCTAATTCTTCAAAGGATTTTTGTATCACGTCAATAAATAGTTCTCCTTCGTGCGTTTTTCGTTTCAACAACCCTTTTACATTTTCTCCGATAATATAGTTGGGGCGGATACATTTTGTAGCACGTAAAAATTCGCGGAATAATGTATTTCTGGGATCATTAGGAAGTTTTTTTCCTGCTTGAGAAAAACCTTGGCACGGAAATCCCGCAAATAGTAAATCAATTACATCTTTATATTGTAAAAATTCTTCATCTTTAATCTTAGATATATTACTGTTACAATCTTTCCCTAGTTGTGTACACGTAGGAAAATTCGCATCGTGTGAAGCACGAAATATTTTTTCTTTTTCAGAATACGCTACTAATTTGTAACCTGCCTGTTGTATACCTAGTGAGTCGCCACCCATACCAGAAAATAAACTAATCGCTGTTTTGGATATTGTAGAGTTGGTATGATTGATAGTATTAGCTGTTTTGATATGAGGTATATTCATTTTGTTGTTATATACAATAATATAATATATGTGTTTAAATCAAATTTAATATAAATAATAAACACAAAAATATGTCGATTATATCTTAAAAATTTGTATTTAAACATTATTATAAAATATAATGTATATATGAAATTAGAATGCTCTATTGATCTTAAAAAATGTACGTGTGAAAGAAACTTTTGTCGAAAAAGTTCCAGTATACATCCACGACTGGATTCAAGTAATTCGTATTCATCCTATCATCAACGACAGGCCGCTTCCATATCAAAACATTCGGATAGTACGGGATGCTGTTTATTATCATTATTATTATGTGTTGGACTATGTTGTAGCGTGTTACCTATCTGTGGAGTATGGATAGGACCCATACTATATTATGTTCAATTAAACAATGGCCAACAATCTCCGACAATTGTGTCAACAATGTCTCCGACAATGTCTCCGACAATGTCTCATATAGTAATACTATTAAATGATACGAGTAATAATATGACGAATATGACGAATATAACTATATAAAAATAAAATATATTTAAATATAATATATTTATATAATACTATAATAATATAGCAATAATGAATATATGTACTCGAAATTCTGTTGTTAATAAACGATTTGTATATACAACCGATAACACGGAACGATTTATATATATAAATAATAATTATATTGATCAATTACTCGAACAATCTGTAGAATCCAAACACATACACCAACAATTAGAAGAAAAAATAAAACATAAATTACTCGCAAAAAAATATAACAAAAATAAAAAAAATCACTATATATTACGACGTTTAGAATAAATTATTTTTTTTGTATGTTTATTTATGTATATTATATATAAAACTTACGGTTTAAATTGAATTCCATGAATACGTGCTTTAGTATTACTATATTCATATAGGTCAATTAATTTTTTATTAAATAATGCTTCATTTATCTCGAGTTTTTTTTCTATTATAGCATCAAATACTTTTTTTTTTTCTGAAGTATCTTCTGCTTCAAGATTAGTAATATCCATAGTATTCATAATATCCATAGTATCTTTTACGTTATTATATACTATTTCTTTATGATATGTACTATTGGGTTTACAGTAAATATTTGAATCCTTTGGATCAACAATCCAATTATGTTTTATTTCATTTATATGCTCAGCAGAAAATGCGTATCGTTGTCGAAGCAGTTGTATATCTACACGATTCGCTTTAGGAAATCGACTTTCAATATACATACTCGTAGACATTAATAAACATTCAAATAAGGTATGTTTATATTATATTAGAATAAATAATAAATCAAATTTATTATTATTTCTATACATGATTTTTATAAATGATTTTTATATTATTATATACTGTTTATATATGTTTAAAATTTATTGAATAAGAGGAGCAGTTGGTTGCGAAGCAATACCAAACAAACCTTTATCATGGGTAAAATTAATAGCAATACGAATATATCCGTCTTCTCCCCATCCTGTACCCCATGAGTTTCGAACAGTAAAATGAGGTATTTTATGGGTAAGATCATATCCCACCACAACAACACCATGATCTAGTTCAGGAGGATCCAGTGAAGAAGGACATTTTTTACCGGTAACGATACCAGATGTGTATTCTTGCCAACAACCATCCGCAGCTACAGCAACGGTAACTGGTTGAAGAGGCAACCAAGAAATAATATCTTTTTGTGTAGGTTTAACATATACCCAGTTATCCAAAAAGGCTATCTGAGTTTTATTTAGACTGGGTGTACAGTTTGCCGTTATCGCCGTATAAGGATCTTCTGAATTTAATTCAATACCTTCATTTGTAATAATCCAATCGTATACGGAATGCATCCATCCACCATTACAACCTTCATTGCCCTGTGTGGTAGAGCAATCCATAGCTTGTTGAACGGAAAAATTATGCTTTCGACCCGTATGAATCGTCCACATTGCTTCATAGGTTGCTACACTTGATTCCGCATAGCAAGAACCACACTGCGCTTGGTCTTTAATAGGTGTCATAATATAACGCCAATCAACTACGGGAGGAGAATGTGTTTTATTAGGAGAAGAAGTGTACGGTTTTGTCGGGGGAGATACGCGTGTTTTTTGTAATTCTTTAAATTCACTGTATGTCATATTAGATACATTCAAAGCATTTGCCACATAAAAACTTGCCAGTACAAACAAAGCATACATTCCCATCATTGTAAATAATTATTACATATTATTAGGATATTATCTTTAAATGATTAACCTTGTTATCATTATATTGATAAATTTGATATATATATATATATATATCATTTAAGTAATAATAATAGTATGACCATAAGAGATAGGTCAAGAGAAAACGCATTAAAATTTGTATATTGTATGACATACATACTGGGAAATATTTGTTCGTGTATTAAACAGGTTTGCGCAAGTAATCAAGTTCAGCCCGAAGAAACTATCGAATATAATTAATGAACAAGTATAATTATATAAATATATTTATTTTTATATTAATATAAAAATAAAAATATTAGCGGACGTCCGAGCGATCATAACCGAGAAACCTATGTTCCTTTACTAATGGATTTACTTTAGTATGAATAGTTTAAATTAATATTTTATATATTTTACGTTTTTACAAGTTTATATATAAAGATTTTTATATTATACTATACTATAAAAAGATTAAAAGATGAGTGTAGAAAATATGGTTAAAGTTGTTAGAAAAATACATCATGATTTTAATACGAATTCAACAAGATTTGCGACGGATAAGATCGCATATATTGAAAGATTAGAAAAAGGGCATCCTGAATTGGTTCAAGCCTATTCAAGTATTTTTGATATGTTTAAAAACGAAACTATTGACAACGAAAAATTAAATCGTCTCCATTATATGCTTCAAATGGCCTCTAAAGTTAAAGCAGGCAAACTTGATTCGGAAGATGCGAATGTTAAAGTAGGTCAAGTATTAGTAGACAAAATTGTTATTCCACAAGTGGAACGAGTTCGTAAAGAAAATAATAAATAACTACGATATCGTATTACGTTCTAGCATATTTACTCCACAGTTGGTACAAAATTTTGTATAACCAGTGATGGTTTGATATTTATTAATTTCTGCTAGTAAATCTTTATTTTCGTCATTTAAGGTTTTATTTTCGTCAGTTAAGGTTTTATTTTCATTAGTTAAACGTGTATTCTTGTCCCTTAAACGTATATTTTCTGGGTTATACTTCTCGCCCCCTCCCTTATTAATATACTTATTTAGTTTCTTACGTCTTGATATTCTGCGTTTAGTGGAACGACGACGAACGTTGGATCCTCTTCGTTTTCTTACACTTTTTCTTTTTACCATAACTAAATATATGTATACTATATATATATATATATTATTATATAATTAAAAAAAAATTTAAAAAAAATTTAAAACAAAATCGATTCTTGTTCCGTCCCACAATAACGTTGAAATTCTGGAGTATTGCATAAATGTTGTAACATATGCATAGTTTTATCGACTTCAGGCAAAATAATATTTAAATCTTGTAAAGTATCTTGTGCGTCTACTACTGTTTTGGATACATCTGTATATATTATGATTCCAGAAATACACAAGAAAAAGACCATAATACACGAAAATACCGAAGTACAGGTATTTACATAAAATATATTATCAAAAACAGTATCTTTCGTACATTTTTTTTTAGGTAAAGGAAAATGTAATGATGAACGAGGTGGCGATCGAAGTGGTGATCGAAGTGATTTGTGTAAAGTTGTTACGTCAAAGGAATTTAGATCAATTGGATGAGCTGCCATATATTACGTTACTTAACTATATTTATAATAATATATGTTATGTTTAAATATATACTTTAAATTTTATTATTTATTTAAACAATATGGACATATATACTTGTAAGTTTGGAACTATACTTATATATGTCGAAATTATCGATACCTAAAGTAACATTAGTGGACGAATACCTGTCCTATCAACAAAAATATAAAGCTAAATATGGTCCATCTACTATTGTATTGATGGAATGTGGATCTTTTTTTGAAATATATGACTATCCTTCAGAAGATGGCACAGAAGAAAACATTTATAAAATTGCGGACATTATTAATTTGTCGGTATCCAGAAAACGCAACAAAAATGGCAGTGATAATTATTCTTTGATGGCTGGATTTCCTAATCACGCATATGAAAAGTGGCGGGATATCTTATTAAAACATAACTATACAATTGTAAAAATTGAACAAGACAGTCATGGAACAAAAAATCCTACACGCACAGTGACCGAAATTATTTCTCCAGGAATAAATCTGGATTCTTCACACTATTCGAATAATCTAGTATCTATTTATTTGGAAGAAATATCGCATAACGGTAAAAAAATAATGTGGGGCGGTATCAGTAGTATGGATATTAACACGGGTGAAAATATTATTTATGATATACCTGGTGTTCCTTCAGATGAAACCTATGCGTTGGATGAAATATTTCGTTTTATTCAAACCTATAATCCTAAAGAAATTATTATTAATACGGAGCATATAAGTCAAGACAAGCAGGATATTATTTCCTATCTTGAAATAGAAAATAGAAATGTTTTATATAATAACTATAGTTCTAAAAAAAAACTTCTTAAAATAAACAGTATTAAAAAATTACTGGAAAAATTATTTCCTGAGTATGGTATGCTAGATATACTTGAATATTTAGATATAGATCGTAAAACATGGGGAATGAATAGTTATGTATTGTTGTTACAATTTGTATTTGAACACAATGAAAATATAGTTAAAAATATGAACAAACCTGTTATTTGGGATGATACTAATTATTTAATATTATCGTATGATACGATCAATCAACTAAATATTATTCAGGATAAAACAAATATGAATAAAAAATTAGATAGTGTCATGAACTTATTGGACAATACGAATACGGCCTTTGGAAAACGTTTGTTTCGTTATACTATCAGTCATCCTATTGTAGATATATCAACATTAGAATATCATTATCAAATTATAGAATCTTTACAAGATAATTATACGGATTTAGAAAAAATACTTAAAAAAATAAATGATATTGAGCGATATCATCGAAAAATAACCATTGGTATATTGCGTCCAGGTGCCTTTGTTCATTTACATAATTCCTATCGCTATATTATCCGTTTATATGAAACGATACAAGGGTACGATAAACAAAAACTTACCTCTTTACTTCCTACAGATAAAGTATATGAATCCTTTAAAGACTTTATGTCAGTATATTCGTCTCATTTAAATATGGATGCTATATTAGATAGTCGTCAAGATAATATCAAACAAAGTATTTTTACTTTAGGATTGTATCCGGAAATTGATGCTCTTCAAGTTAACATAAATGCTTCTCTAGATTATTTTGAAGGGTTACGACTACGATTAAGTAAAATTATTGATATCGATAATGATAGCATAGTTAAACTTAAAACAACAGATAAAGACGGACATTTTTTTTCCCTTACAAAATCAAAAGGGAAAATATTACAACATAAATTAAAAAACATACCAAACATTAAATGGTCGTGTCAGGAATCCTCTACTTGTTCTATTGATTCCACTACATTAGACTTAAAAACGCTGACAGGTAGTGTAAAAATTACGTCCAAAGATATTAAACAACATTCCGAACGTTTACATTTTTATTATATGCGAATGAATACACTTTGTGTAGAAGCCTTTACCAAACTTTTATTAGACTATGATACACAATATAATCAAGTATTAAAAAATATTGTAGATTCAGTAGCATACATTGATGTGGCAGTATCCAATACTAAATCAGCTGTTATAAATAATTATACACGCCCCATTATCGTTTCCACAGACACGCAAGAACCAGACGATATACAAAGTTTTGTAGATTGTACACAACTACGACATCCATTAATCGAAAAATTACATACACGTGTGGAATATATACCTAATGATATATGTTTAGGAAAATCATTACATTCAATTAATCAATCTCATATAAACGGTATGTTATTGTATGGTGTAAATGCTGTAGGAAAATCAAGTACTATGAAATCCGTAGGAATTGCTATTATTATGGCACAGGCAGGAATGTATGTTCCCGCATGTTCGTTTTATTATTACCCCTATAAATATATTTTTACACGTATTTCTGGTAATGATAATATCTTTAAAGGGCAATCTACTTTTGCGGTAGAAATGTCTGAACTTCGTTCAATATTAAAGCGTGTAAATAAACAAAGCTTAGTATTAGGAGACGAATTATGTAGTGGAACGGAAACAACTTCCGCTATTTCTCTGGTGGCCGCAGGAATTATTACTCTAGATGCGGCGACTTGTACTTTTATTTTTGCGACTCATCTACACAAATTATCGACAATGGAAAGAATTACGGCTCTTGAAAAAATTAAAAGTTTTCATATGGAAACAACGTATGATGAAGATACAGAAACATTAGTGTACAATCGAAAACTTAAGGAAGGGTCTGGTAATTCTATATATGGTTTAGAAGTCGCTAAATCTATGAATCTAGATAAAGAATTTATTTATTTAGCGGATCAAATACGTCGAGAAGAACTACACATACAAAAAGACATTATATCGGATAAAACGTCTTCTTATAATTCAAATATTATTATTGATCGCTGTGCGATTTGTTCGAAACAAACCGATGACATACACCACATTAAGTTTCAAGAATTTGCTGATAAATATAATATGATTGACCATCATCATAAAAATATTGAACATAATTTAGTTCAATTATGTGTAGATTGTCATTATCAAGTCCATCATGGGCAGTTAATGATTAAAGGATACCAGCAAACAAATAAAGGTATTCAACTGGATTATGAACGTCTTCCGGCTACACCAGTCGCGCATAAAAAACGGAAATTTAATCCAAAACAAGTAGAAATTATTCTAAGTTATAAATCTCTTTGTAATAATAATCGCACCGAAGCACAAAAATTAATTGAATTAGATAAACAAATTAAAATATCGAAACCAGTGATTAAAAAAATATGGGATGGTTCGTATTAACATTTTAAACTATATTGTTTGGGTTTATTTAAATCACAAATATTGTTTATGTATAATAAAATATTATGCTATTATATAATGGTTACATTTCGAAACATTGGCAAACATGATTACGATGCGGTATATTCGTTGCTAAAACAATTAACAGAAGTGGGGGAGTATAAAGAACAACATTTTTTACGCTTTCTTGCTACCTTACCTTCCAATATACATATTATCTGTATTTGTGATAAAGAAAATATTGTAGGTATGGGAACTCTTATGGTTGAACAAAAAATTATTCATAATTTTAATAAAGTTGGACATATTGAGGATGTTGTTATTAATTCTAAGTACAAAGGACAAGGCTATGGTAAACAACTGATTCATTATTTAACATATCTTGCGAAACAAAATAAATGTTACAAAGTTATTTTGGACTGTTCACGAAAAGTAAGTGGGTTTTATGAAAAATGTGGTTATACTGAAAAAAATATTAGTATGGGGATATATTTTTAATTATTTTATTCACCACTACCCTGGCGGTGAATTGTACTCTTGATCATTGTATTGTATGACCCTGTTCGGTGGCGGCCAATACTTTCTTATTCTTCTTCTTCGTGGCGGAACGGGCGGCCCATGTATGCTCTCAATTGTTTGCTAGCAGCGTCACGTTCTGGTTGTGTTAATCCGGCCGCGCCCTGCCGCAGTACCTTGTCCTCTAATTCCCTCAGCTCTTCTTCTGCCATCCCTTTTGTAATGTACAAGCGAGCTGCTTCATCAACCAAGTCGGTGGCGGTCAGCGCAGCACCTTCAGGCGAGTTGCCGTGTTGCCTCCTCAATTGCTTCGGAAGACCCCGCTTCGCGGCGGCGTCGCGGGTGGCGACCGGGTCATCCTTAAACTTCTTCGCCCAACGGGCACGGATTTTGTTAGACATCGCAATCTGTTCCGTCGCGAGGACGTCCCGTGCGTTGTCGTCTTCCGCTGGATGATCTATAACTGAACCGCCTCGTTGCTTTCTTCTTACACGCCGCCGACGTGAGACTTTTTTTTTTCTACGAGATGTTTTTCTACGAGATGTTTTTCTACGAGATGTTTTTTTACGAGATGTTTTTTTACGAGATGTTTTTTTACGAGATGTTTTTTTACGATTTAATGAACGTTTACGTCTTATACTTCTTCTTACAACCATATTGTTTATACTATATAATTATATAATTATTATATAATAATTATTATTACTATTATACCTCTTTTAATAAATTCATAGGTCTTGCGAAACATACCCCGCCACAAGGGTATAAGCCGGTTTCCCCTATATATAATCCATTTAAAGTAATAAAAAAATCTATAACAAGAATATCCGGTTTCATAAAATAATTAGATACTGTTTTTCCAATATGTTTAATTTCATTTATATGTTTAAAATTATAATCACGAATACCATGTTTTTTATTGTTGTTAACACTAGATTTTTTATACAAATAATGTAATTTTCCTTTTTTTAATAAAAAAAATATTTCACTTATACTTAAAAATATTCCCTTTTTTTTTCTTGTTTCAACATCATAAATTTCTCTAACAATATTATCAGATATTTTTCCTCTTGGTGTAATAATATATTTAACTGAACCTTTAATTACAACCGCCCTTAATTCTGTACAAGGTTTATTTGAACAAGTTATGAGTTCTTCAGCATATACCAGATTTTTAACTTTATTACCTAACTCTAACGGATTATGATGATTTATATATAGCCATTTTTTAGATTTATTAAATACATCCTCTACATTACTTTTACTCGTGACTAATATTTGATTTCGCCATCCTTTATTACATTTTAACATAAACGGTTTTTTAAAAATATTTATGTTTTTTTTTAATTCTGTTTCATTTTTACAAGTAAAAAATATCCTTGGCAAATATTTTGAAAAACCTAATTTTTTTAAAAAATATCGTTCACGATAAGAATCTTCTATATTAATATAGTTACTATTTTTAACAGTAAAAAATTGTTTAATAGTCATATAATTAATTGTATTATGGAAAAATATATAATATATAACTACAATTGTTATTATTATTATTATTAATATTAGTAATATAAATAGTAATATTTTTTTTTGTAAAGAATATACCATTAAAAATATAATTATTCTTTATATTATATACTTTATATAAAAATAATACATTTTTTCACTAAAATAAAATACAAAATCCCTTAATCTGTTGTTACGCATTTTGCTAAATTTCTAGGCGTATCAATGGGCAGACCCAACTGTTTACCCAAATAAAAACTTAGATATTGAATGACGATAATCGCAAATATTTCATTGTATTCCGAGTGGGGAATAACAATTTTATTTTCCACTTGTACATCAGTTATATCGGTTATAACTAGTATAAACCCACCTCGAGCGTGTATTTGATGGTAACAATTCATCATTAAATCTTTGTGTATATCATCCATAATAAATAAAATTACGGGAAATCCTGGTTCCAACAATGAATAGGGACCGTGTTTTAACGCACTTGCGGGATATCCCTCCGCATGAATATACGATATTTCTTTTATTTTTAACGCCGCCTCTTTTGCCAGTGGATAAAATTTTCCTTTTCCCAATACAAACATGGAAGGTTTTATTAATTTGGGAATATACTGTGTAAGAGTATGTTTACATACGTTTAATACTTGTTCTATATGACTATATACATATACAGCATTATCCCTGTGAATATTATTATTTACAAACCAATGTGCTAATATTTTTAAAACGAATAGTTGACCGGTAAACGATTTCGTTGAAGGAACAGAGACTTCTCGACCTGCTTGAATACATAGTTGTATATCCGTATTACGAAATAATTGCGAGTGAATAACATTTACAATACCTATTGTAAGAATACTAAATTTAGGAATAAGCTGTAAACACCGTAATAAATCTTTTGTTTCACCTGACTGCGATAACAAAATAACACCCGTTCGACCTTTTTTAGGTAAATCATTTTTAGTAAAATTAGAAGCATCATACGCACGAACAATTGAAAAATATTCTATCTCTTTTAAATATATTTCTCCTAACATAGCAGCATAATAGGATGTTCCGCACCCTAATAAAATAATATTATCTAGATACAAGGTTTGAAATTTATGATTACTTTCATTTAACTTAGTATAATACTTATTGTCTATATTATCATGAATATATTTAATACTACTATACTGTTCATTGATCTCTTTTTCTAACCAATATGTATATGGTGCGGGGGTCGTATTTCCTTTATTTTGATTGTCATACGTATACGTCGTTTTGTTACAACAATTAAACATGATTGTATCATTTTCTTTGGACAACGTTATGATTTCATCATTATTAGGAATGATATAATGTTCTATAGATTCATCAAACGCAGATAATTCGGATGTAAACATACACAAGGACTTGTCACGCTTATAACCTACTAATAAAGGCATTTGATATTTTATACCATATAGGATAGTAGGTGTATCTACACACATAATAATTAATGCCCACGTTCCCTTTAATTGAGATATCGTATTCATAATAGCCGTTTTAATATTTTTATGTATAGAATAGTGGTAGGCAATTACATGAGCAATCACTTCTGAATCTGTTTCTGATATACAGTCTATGTGTTTTGTTTGCAAAAATTGTTTTATTTCCTCATAATTTTCAATAATACCATTATGAATAATACTAAATTTTTTATCATAACTTATATGAGGATGAGCATTTATAGTATTTTTTTCCCCGTGAGTCGCCCATCGCGTATGGGCCATCATCATATGGATATCCGTTTTGTCATATATATATGCGGTCTGTGTTTGTATTTTTTTTAGTGCCAGTTGTTCGTCATCAGATGCTTCTTTATGAATAGTTATAGATTGATCGCATATATAGGCTACCCCAGCAGAATCATAACCACGATTTTGTATTTGCGATAAACCTTGTATAATGAAATCGTACACATTTGTATGGGAAAGAACTGCAATAATACCACACATAAAATAATATAGTATATAATATAGTATATAATTATATTATTTAAATAAAAATATATGTATATTTATTTATATTGTCAATAGTATATATGTCCAGACTACTACCAGTTGTAACCTATCGTGCTTGGAAGAAAATAAATACTATTTTACAATATTCTATTTTAGATTCTATGCTATATTCCGCAAAATCAGGTGGATGTAATGGTTTTACTTTTAATTTAGATATATTAAATAATGAAAATAAAATCAATTTAGATACAAAAAAAGTTCCGCCCAGTATAATGTATAGTCCTATTGCGGAATATCAACAAATATATATAGATCCTACTTCCGAACTTTTTTTATACGATACAGAGATAGATTACATCTCTGAAGATTATACAAACAACCAATTTGAAAGCAGGTTTATTTTTACTATTGATACATCTACTATGAGTAGTTGTGGTTGTGGTACATCTTTTAGTAGACGATAATAGTTATTTTTATTTATTTTTATTTATTTTTATTTCACTAACAAGTAAAATTAATAAAAAAAATATATAATACTATATATATATATTACTATAAATATGTTTAATGTTGATAAAATATATGATTATGTCGTAATTGGTGGAGGTATGGGGGGTATTATTACGTGTTTTATTTTATTAAAAAAATATCCGGATATCCAACTTGTATGGGTCGATAAGGATAACTTTACCTGTGGCGATTTACGAAAATATTCATGTGTATATGCAAATACACCTATGAAAAAAATGTCAAAATTGTTAAAATTGTTAGTACCCTTTTATCAAGATTGCTTAACATTATGCTCTAATCCTGACGATTGTGAACAATATTGTATTTTAAGCGAATTTGTAAAAGAGCTTAAAAATCTTACTCGAATTTTACAAAATAATCCTCGCGTTGTATGTTTAACACACATGATAGACTCTATAGATAATACAGATCAAGAAAAACATATTATTAAAATATCTACTACATCTGATACACTTATATTATGTAAAAAAGTGGTGATGGCTACAGGTTGTTCTCCAAAAAAACTGGATTTAGATATACCATGTATCGATTTATATAAAGCTTTAAATAAATGTATTATGACTACTTTACAGTATCAAAACAAAAAAATTGTTGTCTTTGGTAATCGTCATTCGGGTATTTTAGTATTAAAAAATCTATATGAATTAGGTTATAAGAATATTACAAACATTGTTCGTTCAGATATTAAAATTGCCGAATATATTGAAGAAGATGACCGTGAATTATATGATCAAACTGGTATTCGGGGATTTACTTTACAATGGGCACAAGCGAATTTATTACCAAATAAAACAAATATACGCATACTTAAAAAGGAAGAAGATGAAGAAGCTTTCAATAAAGTTGTACAAGAAGCAGATTTTGCCATCTATGCCATTGGTTTAGAACAAAATAATGATATTACTATACACTTTAAAAATAAACCAGAAAATAATCAAGAATGTTATAAAAATATTGAATATAATGCTAAATCAGGTGTAATTGATGAAAATATATATGGAATGGGTATAGGATTTTTAAATTTTTTTATATACAAAGGTGAATATGAATGTGAAGCAGGTATGTTTGAATTTTATGAACAAGGTATGCGTATTTTATAGATTTATAGGGTTATTGTGTTATTGTGTTATTGTGTTATTGTGTTCAAGTTTATTATTGTAAAGTCGCATATTACACATTAAAATATATTTTAACTTGAAAAATTAAAATATATTTTAACTTGTATAATTAAAATATATTTATTATAGTAGATACAGTGTATAATGATTGAATTACTCTTAATATTTGTGTTAAGTATATTAATATCGTGTTCACCCTTTATAAAAAAAATACTACTACGAACATTTAAGTTAGATGAAGTTATGATAATGGAACAGTATTTAGTTATTCTACCCTTAATAGTATACACACTATATAAACTAGTATACACTAAACATTCATTTACATTTATGAAAAAAATTACAACTACTCATGTGTGTTTTCTAATATTTTTAATGTGTAGTGCTATTATAGGTGCCATTTTATATAATTTTTTACTTAGTAACTTTAGTATTACTAAAATTGTTCCAATACTATCACCATTGATTATTGTATTTACTATATTAATAGGCTTTTGCTTTTTTAATGAAACATTAACAAAAAATGAATGGTTTGGTATTTTATTTATTATTTTAGGTATTTATATTGCTAAATCAACCTTTTTACAATCTAAGTAAAAGAATCTAAATGATTTAGTTTTCGTAACTGTTCATAGGTAGTCCAAAATACGAATTGCCACGGAGCTAATCGAAACCAATTAGGAAAAAACCCTTTCCACAACGACAAGAGACCTTCATTTTTTATAATATCCTTTGAACATTGTATCATAGTATATTTTGAATCAGCCATCAAGCGCGTTTTTAAAACATCCGCGGGAGTACTCATTAATGTCGACCAAAAACCAGAATGTATACTCGCTAATCCATGACAGGCCACGGTATCATCCATATACTGTAATAAATACTGTTTACCATTATCATATGCTACTAACTCACCTACATTTACTAACATTGCTCGCATTACATTCGGCTGCCAACCATAATAAAATCCTCGCAGACCTTGTTGTTTATATATATGTTTAGCAATAGTATACATTGATTTTTTTTGTATACGTGATGCGGAGTGCATATCGGTTGATTGTTGTAATGCTTGTGTTTGAAGTTTTACTTTAAGTAAATCAGTAGGAGATGATATGGCTTGCGCAACACCACCAGCCAGAACACCCGAATATAATTTATTTAAAGTGTTTGAATCCTTTGATCGTAAACGTTCGTATAAACCTACTCTAGTGGTTGTATATACCCAATGCCTTATTACGGCCGGAACAATAGACGGATAAAAACCTTTGACACCTTTATTCTTATATGTTTGAGTAAATAATGTTACGACAGGTATCGGTGTTTTTAGGTATTGTTTTTGTGTTTTAATAAAATCTACTGGATGAGTTACTGTTTCCGCCAGTAACGACGCAAAGGGTATAAGGGTTAATTCTTTCATATATGTTTGATATATACTATATATATATATATATATATAAACATATAATTTATTTTTTTTACACACCTACATATTCTTGTTTATGTATGGTTATGTATGGTTATGTATGGTTATGTATGGTTATGTATGGTTATGATCGGTATGATCTTCAGAAACTTTTTTTTTCTTTGTAACAAAAAACCAATTACGTAAAGCTTTAATCGATAATACTATTAAAAAACTAAAAATAATAATATGTAACCATGAAATATAATTTGTAGGATATTGTACTAATCGTGATAAATGTCTACGTAATCCAAATATAATAATAAATAAAAAACCAAAACCTATAAACGAATGCATCACTTTTAAATTTAATTTTATATTTGACATTCCTAGTACTACGCTTGATACTAATATGGTTATCGCTATGACTAGTGCTATAATTGATTGTTGTTCCATGTATATAATATATATTTATATTTTATTTTTTTGTAAATTCGACAATCCAATTACAACGTTCATTATAAATTGTATGTACGATTATTTTTTCAGTAAATTGATCTATAAATGTTCGAAACATCTTTTCGGTAAAGATATAATAATAACGTTTAAATATTTTTTTATCTTTTTTTCGCATCCATGGGACATAATTATCGCCAGGAACAAATAATCTCTTTTTCATATTATTGTTACGATTATCTTGATTACACGCCCATACACTTACTATACCTTTACCACCTGGTTTTAAAATACGAATCATTTCTTTTAGTGCCTTATATCTACGCGTATCTGTTGATAAATGGTGAAACACAGCAATACTTAGAGAATAATCAAATAAATTATCTTTAAATATTAGATTACAACAATTTTGTTGAAATACACGTATATTTTTTTTAGTACATATATCTACAAATTTCTCACAACTGTCTATACCTATAATATCTAAATCATTGCGAATACATAAATGTTTACCATTGCCACATCCAATTTCGATACCTTTTTGTGATGAAACTTGTTTATCTAAAAAGTTTTTTACAAAATCCCAAATACAATATCTGGTGTCGGAAAAATGTTCCGCTATATTATCGTACACATCAAGAACAAATTCCTGTTCGATATCCATAATAATTATATAAATATATATATATAAAATAATATAAGTGATTGAACATATATCAAATTTTTTATATACATACATCCTATTTTACTTATGATTACTTTTCTATTATACTGTCCCATGTTGTCATTATATCTTCAAGTGTCGGAATCTTTTGCTTATCTGAACATATTTTATGACGAATCTTATCTATTTTATCAGTATTTTTTAATAATTCGCCAATAATATTAGCTACATTTTTATACGATTGGACTTGTTCCGTATTAAAATCAAAATGTAATCCCTGTAAATCTTTAAATACACCCTTATTCGAAAGTATAGGAATACAGTCACAGTAGACACTTTCTTTCGAAGATAAACTATCATGTTTTATTTCATCTATAAAATATATGTGAAAAGTGGATTGAAGTTTTTCTTTAATTATTTCTTCATAGGGACATAACCCATGGTCAATAATGCCTGATTGATCTATATGTGTTTCTAACATTTTTTTTAATTCTGGATGAACAAATGTATTTATACCCCCATATAAATGTAGTTCTACTTTTGGTTCAATTTTCTTTAATTCCGGATATAAATATTGTATAATTGGCATTACACCGCGTTCATACGCATTCGTAAAACAAAACCGATACGGATTTCGTACAGGTTTGTTCCCAGGTGATGTTTGAAGTTCGCGTATAATGGTATCTATTTGGGTCTTATTAATAGCCAATGGTACTATTTTTGTTGTTGGAAGTATGTCTTTTACATATGTGTTTGATGCAATGAACTCTTGTTGAAGATGTGTGGAACGACTAATAAACGTATCCATAGTAATCTCATCAAAAATATCATTTGTTATTTTATCAGTATATTGTGTCTGAACAAAATGAATATTCTCTGCTTGTACATTTAATATCGGTAATAAATCAAGCGACTCTTTGCCAATAGCAATTACATGCTTGAATTTTTGCCGAGTATCAATGGTGTACATATGACGGTACTCTACGTTATCAATCATTGTTATCGTTTCATTTTGTAATTTAATACCATCGACTTCTTTTTTTTCTTCATCTTCTATATCTGCGTATACAATTAATCGTTTTCCCTTTTTTTTATAATAATTACTCAAGTACTGTAATTGTTGATTTTCAGAATGTACTAGGGGTTGTGATAATTTTAGAGGAACAGAAGATTGTCGCATGATCACGGTAATGTCCTCATTATCACAATCGTGTTTTTTAAACAAACGTTTATACATTTTTAATATTTTTGTATTGGTTATATATGATCCCAATGAAAAACTCGAGTTATAAATAAACTTTTTTTCTTTAGGGCGTAATTCATTTTGATAAAAATTTTTGGTTTTTTTATAGGTACTGCTATGAGCTATACTTAATAACGAATGTTCTTTATCAAATTGTATCATCGTTTGTTCCTTTTCAGTGCCTGGTGCTGCCCCATAGCCCATGTAATTTTTAATAAATGTTTTTTCTTCTCCACATGCTACAGGTTCATATGTGTGTGTTTTAGCATAGTTTTTTGTATAGGCCATCGACGCATTGCCTCCTTGATTTATATGAAACTGTTTCCACTCATACACTTTTTTAAATTCTATACAATAAATACACAAATTAGCACACGCTCCAATTTCTAAATGACTATTTTTGAGTTTTTTTACACAATGAGATACTCTCGTCCGGGGATAATAATCATCATCATCCATACATACAATAATATCACCTCTACAATGTTCATTGTATATATTACGTAAAGCCCCGATCGTTTTATTATTATCAGGAGGAGGTTCTAAAAAAACTATTTCAGGTAGTTTTGGATATTCTTTGCGAATTCGGTCCACATATTCGCGCAAGGCGTGTTCATCATTTTGTGTTCCATCTACTATAATCCATTCAAGTATATTATTATAATCCTGATGTAAAATACATTGAATTAATACTTCTAAATAATCTATACGACTGATCATAGTAGGAGTAGCAATCGTTACGGATAATTTTTCCCGTACATTGGATTTTTTTTTGCCTTTACGTTTATTTTTTTTCTTTCCCATATGTATTATTACTATATTTATTTATCTTTAAATAAATGTAGTCATATAATGTATAGTATTTTTTATGTAAATAAGTTTTTTATTATAGTTGAACTTTTATCTGGGATTTTCTGGGTAATTTTAATATTTTTTTTAGAAGAAGATGCTTGTTTTGTAGATGTTTTTTTAGGATGCGCAAATCGTTTTAATTTATTTGTTTTATTGTTAAGAAGTAGTAATTCTAGATTTAATTGTAATTGATTGTCCATTATGTACATAAGTACAATGCTTTTATTTTTATCTTTAAAATAACGCTTGAAAGATGGATTTACAAATATATCCTCTAAATAACATTTTAATTTTTTAATAGAACTGAAATTACATTTTAATCTACATGTTTTAACAGGATTTTGTATATCTGATACAGAAATAGTATATGGTTTAACTAATAAATAATTATCTGTGTCATTTATCATTTCCAACATTAATAAGCCTGTGTTTATCTCAGTTTGTTTAGATTCAAAGTATAAATATTGTTTTAATGTTTGAAGTTTTAAAACATCCTTGTTAATAATTTCAATTTCACCATTTCCTGTTAATGTATGACGTAAGGTAAAAAAATTATATATTTCTGTAGTTTTTTTTACGTTTCTCCCACTACCTACTTGTTTTGGTTTAGTTTCTGTTTTTACTGGTTCGTCTGTTTTTGCTGGTTCGTCTGTTTTTGCTGGTTCGTCTGTTTTTGCTGGTTCGTCTGTTTTTGCTGGTTCGTCTGGTTTTGCTGGTTCGTCTGTTTTTGCTGGTTCGTCTGTTTTTGTTGGTTCGTCTGTTTTTGTTGGTTCGTCTGTTTTTGTTGGTTCGTCTGTTTTTGTTGGTTCGTCTGTTTTTGTTGGTTCGTCTGTTTTTGTTGGTTCGTCTGTTTTTGCTGGTTCGTCTGTTTTTGTTGGTTCGTCTGTTTTTGTTGGTTCGTCTGTTTTTGCTGGTTCGTCTGCTGCTTCTGTTTCTTCTCCCGGTTTAGCTGTGGTTGCTGTTTTAGTGGTTTCAACACCTTTAAACAATTTTCCAGCAATATCTTTAAGGCCTTTATCTAAAGCGGCTGTCGCCGCTTTTACTGTTTTATTTTTTTCTTTGGAACTTGATGAACTGGATGAACCATCTCCGCAACTTTTAGATAGTTCTTCACACTTTTTCTGAAATGCCTCCGCCTTTTTAGCGGCTTCTTCTGCTCGTTCTACCGATTTTTGTATTTTTACCTCTGATTCTTTTTGTTCTTTTACTGTTTGTGCTTCTTCTTTCACGTCTTCTACTTTGGTATTTCCTGGTGCTCCATCTGCTATTGCTAGTGTTCCGTCTGTTATTGCTGGTGTTCCGTCTGTTATTGCTGGTGTTCCGTCTGTTATTACTGGTGTTCCGTCTGTTATTGCTGGTGTTCCGTCTGTTATTACTGGTGTTCCGTCTGTTATTGCTAGTGTTCCGTCTGTTATTACTGGTGTTCCGTCTGTTATTGCTGGTGTTCCGTCTGTTATTGCTGGTGTTCCGTCTGTTATTGCTGGTGTTCCGTCTGTTATTGCTGGTGTTCCGTCTGGCGCTGGTGCTGGTGTGTCACAAGAAACAGCGTCTCCAGCAGTGAATGTATGAATAGACTTTATGCCGTCACCACCTACACGTTGATCTGCTTTTTCTTTTATTTTGTTAAATATATCATTATCACCACCCTTATCAGGATGACATTTTTTAATCATTTCACGATATTTTTTTTTTACATCCGCTTTCGTCTTTAGTTCGTCATCGCATAAATTTGAAGGGTCGCATGTAGTAGAAAGAGATAGCTCCGTGGCTGCTTTTGCTTTAGCTGCTTCTTCTTCAGCTGCTTTTGCGTCAGCTTCTGCTTTTGCTTTAGCTGCTTCTTCTTCAGCTGCTTTTGCGTCAGCTTCTGCTTTTGCTTTAGCTGCTTTTGCGTTAGCCGCTTCTTCTTCAGCTGCTTTTGCGTCAGCTTCTGCTTTTGCGTCAGCTTCTGCTTTTGCTTTAGCTGCTTCTGTCGCTGCTGCTGCGACTGTATCTTCTATATCACAAGACTTCTTTAATGTCTCATTTGTTGTATTCGGTTTAAAGAAGGCGAGCTCCTCGATGGCCCGGGCCTCCTCCTCGCGCGTCCCGCGTGATCGCGTATCGCCGTCGCGCTTTATTCGAGCCGGGTACGCCTTCACTCCCTTTTCCATATCCATAACACAGTTGTTTGTGTGTTTGCTGCCCCGAATTGGCACAAAGCCCCGAGCGAGTGAACGTGCTCCACACCCCTTTTCAGCTGGCTTCACGTTTCCGTTCTCGAATTGAACTTCGGTTTGAAGTTTAATATCGAGTTCTTTGAATCTCGCATCATCAGTTGTAATACAGGCAGCAGCTGTAATGTTTTCCTTTGCTTTTTTTTCTCCTGTAAACATATTTGTGAATAATGTATCATCATCATCATCCTTCTTCCAACCGTGCGAACCTTTTGGCCGGATTGGTATGGCGACTTTAGCTTCTGCCGCTGCTTCTTTTGCGTCAGCTTCTGCTTTTGCTTTAGCTTCTGCCGCTGCTGCAGCGACTGTGTCTTCTGTATCACAAGACTCCTTTAATGTCTCCTTTGTTGTATTCGGTTTAAAGAACCCTCTCTTTTCAATATCAATAAGACATCCTTTTGTTCCTGCCTGTCTAGTCGATGGTCTACAACCCGTTTCAGATCCTCTTTCTTGAAGTTTAATGTCGAGTTCTTTGATTCTCGCATCATCACCTGTAATACAGGCAGCAGCTGTAATGTTTTCCTTTGCTTTTTGTTCGCTTGTATACATATGTGTGTATAATGTATTATCACCCGAAACCTTACTCCAACCGTGCGAACCTTCTGGGGCGATTGGAAAGGTAGCGACTTTATCTTCATCTAGACGTTTGGCTGCTTCTTTTTTAGCTTTTTTCCATGCCTCTTCCCCTTTACCAGCAGTTTTATATGCCTTAGTTATACCTCCGGGCGTTGCGCCGATAGAAGCGCCTCCCAATAACAATGGGTGATGACGTTTAGAATTAAACGATCGATTTTTACGTAAGTATTTATTTTTTTGTTTTCTTTTAGAAATTTTTTTTCTAAATTGATTACGTTTAGACTTTATCGTTCGTGTTTTCTCCTTGTATAAAAATTTAAAACCACCATTATCCTGAACTTCCGCAATCATACCATTTGATAATTTAACCAATGTTCCTGCTGGATGTTTAGTTCCCTTTACATGTGTAATAATTTTTTTAACATTGGAAGATTGTGTTTGTGTATTGGGTGTAGATTTCGGCATAATTTTATGACTGCCATTTTCCTGGACCTGAACAATTGTACCATTTTTCCATTGTAACATTGTGCCTACTGGATATGTTTTGCCCTTTATATATTGTTCTATCATTACTATTAAATATACTATATTATTATATTATATTTTAATTATGAATAAAAAATATATAAAGAAATAAAAAGAGTATATAACATATCTTATATTAAATGACTATACCACTACACATAAAAAATCTATTGGTATTTTTATTTTATAATATTCATACAATTTCCTATTCAAGATTAACACATACCATCGCAACCATACAGCAAACAACAGATATATCTATAGATGACAAACAATATATAAAAAAATATCTACTCACACTTATTTTTCACACGCGTAATTCTCATTATGGAGGTCTTAACAAACGAAAGGTAAGTTATGATCTAGTATTTATGTTATACTCTTATTATCCTAAAGAAATTATAAATATAATTGAATTATTTATTTATTATGGTTCCTTTAAGGATATTAACACGCTTATTCGCTTAAGTTCGTATGATTCTACTTATCTACCTATAACTAATAAATGTTACCAATTATACGCTAAATATATTATTACGGATTACTACAAATGTAAATATTTTGTCGAACATAAAGGAACATCCGTATTTGTATCCGATTGTGCTAGGTATATACCCAAAGAAAATAAAAACTTAGATAAGCGAACAAATGCTACTCATGAAATAGTAAAAATACTTTATCCACGATTATATACACACCATCCACATTCCGCATTAAAACAATTTAGAAAATTATATCAACCTATATTACGTTTACTTAAGCAAAGCAGTGAAACAACCGAAAATACCAAACATACTTATTCAGACATAAGTTTTACCTTTTTATCAAGTGAACATATATATGTGCGGGCCTTAGCCAATTCCTTTTATACTCTTCCCGATATTCGTAAACGCACACTGATTTCTTATAATTATTTATCAAATTATCGTTCCTATATTATTGATTATTTATATTTTACATGTAATATATCCTTTAATTATAACATTGATATATATAGAATGTATAAAGATACTCCAGAATACATACTAACGTATTATGAAGCCAATATGGACTTTTTCTGGAATACCATCACAACCATTTTTGATCAAGAATGTTATAATAGTATATCTAGTTATATATAGTAATATTATAGTAATATTATAGTAATATTACAAAGCATTCATTTTTTGTAAGAATGTATGTAAAATGTGTTTAAAAATAAACATATTTGATTTACAATTTTTATAGGCCCATACTACATATTGTTTATCAAGTAAAAATATCTCCATTATGGTTTTGTTTTTATATTGGCCGAATGGAACAGGACATTTTCCTAATTTTTGTATACGACTATTTTCAATATCTTGCTTAATTCCTTCATCTGCTAAACAATCGGCCTGTTCATTGCCCAACGAATGAATATCTTGAGCTTGTGTATGGGAATACACATGATGAAATTTTACGTTAGGATATTTTTTTAAATAATAATAAGCTTCTTTAAAAAATCCTACATTTGGTATAGTTCCTTGTGGATTTGTTTTATTTTTCCAATTATTTTTATGACATTTATCGCCATAGGTTGTAAAACAACGAATACTATATTTAGAATCCGATATAATAACGATATGTTTGTTATCTTCTATTTCCGCTCGTACTAACTCAATCGCTTTATTAATAGCACATAACTCCGCAACGTTATTTGTACCATCGGTTATCGCTAATGAAGTGTTACGAAGATCATTTTCGCCAAAATATATACCAGAACCCGCAAAGGAAATCTTCTTACCATTGCCATAGCAACCACCATCCGTATATACATACATTATATCTTTTTGTTTATCTTCTAATGTATCATTTGTAGTGTGATTATTCATAGAATATACTATACTATTACTCCTATCAAATAAGTCTTGTAAATTTTTTTCAGGAAGAGCGTTAAAAAAAGCGTCAATTGTTTTGTTTTGGTTCATTTTTTTTTTAAGATTTTTTTTTTTACTCGTATACACCCCTCCCGAGTTCATGAATTGTTCTGCGTCACTTTTTAATGTAAATTTTTTAAATACTGGTTTAGGAAAACCTTGTGTTTGGTTTTGGCATTCCGACCACGTATTATATATTCCTGGTTTACATCCTCTATATACGGCATAGTATGGCATAGTATTATAAAATAAATTTGATCTTTTTATGTTTAAATGTAAATACAATAAAACATATATATAGAATGAACACAAAATCTAATTCAATCGCGGTAGGCATGAATGATGTGTCGACATCTAGATCACTAAAATTACCTCTTACATTTAAAATGACTGTAACTGGTGAATCAACAAAATACGTAGGTTCTCTGTCCGGTTCGTATACTCTAACAACTATATGTGTGGGAGGAGTTGTGCGTGAGGCCTGGAAATATGATGGTAATTTTATAGATTCAAACGGTTATATATTCTCCGATATGTATATAGCCATGGCCAATATTCGCAATAGCAGTAAAGCGATGCTTGTTTGCGGTTCATTGTCACAATGGACTAAAGACAAACAAATTGATAAAAGCTATTTAAAAACTACATTAGAGGATGTTTCTTATGATACGGCCATATATACACCAGGAACAAAAGTTCTTGGTATGTTTACTAATAGAAATTCTACTGAAGACACTGCCTACCGTGGTGTAATCGGTGAGAAAGGATATAATGCTGCCTCTAATACTTATGAAATTCGCTTTGATGATGGTGATTGTCGAACTACATTTAGAGCAGAAGATGTTCGCGATGCTGCCTGGTTTACACAAACTAAAAGCGCTAACATACTTAATAAGTTTATACAAGATGATCCTCATTCATTCTCTTGGGAATACTATAACGGTTCTAAATGGATTCCCACACCCAATATTACAAGTACTTGCGTAATTACAGAAGATACATCATCGACCGGCGTAACACTTCTTGACGAACAATATTTTTCGCAAATCGCGGAAAATATACGCTCTACTCGCATTGGCGATCGACGGCCTCGGATGCCCTCTGTATATGATAAATTTAAACTAGTAAAAGATAATATTGTAAAGGGAAATATCGTTGAGGCACATACAACACATCCTACTCCTAAAGGCATGAATATCGAACTTAAAGTTCATCAGCAACGTATGCTTTATGAAATGATTCAAAAAGAACAAACTAGTTTTCGCTTCGGCAATAAATTAAACATGTTTGTATTATCTGATAAAGTAGGTTCTGGTAAATCACTAGATATTCTCGCTCTTATACGTCAACATCCTACTCTAGATACCAGTTCTTACTACAATATACATACGATGAATCATAAACTTCCTAATTCCTATAAATCACGCTTTACAAGTTTACAATTAACACCCTCTGTAGTGTTTAAAACTAATTTAATCGTCATTCCTCATAATATATTTAATCAATGGCGCGAGTATATTACAACGCTTACCAATTTAACTGTTTATTCCATTCACATTCGAAAAAAAATTAAAACTCTATCCCTACAACATTTAATCGACGGAAAATATAATATTGTGTTGATTAAATCTACAATGTATAATGATTTAATGCGCCATATTTATACCACCTATCCCTTTAATGGAAAATTAATTGATACGCGAATAGATGCTTTAACAGATGTTAGACAACTACATCGGCTAACAACAAAAATTAAAAATACACTAGAATGCCTCGTCACACAAGAGTCAATGGCGACGCACGGAAACTATACAACCCTTTTAGCGGATTTTAAAAAACTACAAAAATTATCAGCAAATACAGATATTGAACCCTGTGTTCGAGATATATTGCATTTGAATACAAATGAACTTACATATACCATACGTAAAATTTTCCAATATAGTGGTCCTATATTTGAACGTGTTATTTTTGACGAAGCCAATTCGATTAAAATTCCCAGTTGTAAACCAGCCTTTGGTAAAGTTAATTGGTTTGTTACATCTTCTGTAGAGGATCTATTATATCCTTATGGAAAAAATGAAGTAATTAACCCTGACGCATCCTACTCTAATAGACGAAGTGTAGTGACGGTAAATGGTATAACGGGCACCGGTTTCGTTAAAGATACCTTTATCCGTAATTCAACTCGATATTTATATGAGTCTATACAAAATACGTATCTTAAAAATAACAATACATTTATAGAAAACTCTTTTGCTTTGCCTGAAACCATTAATTATACTATTAAATGTTGGACTCCACCAGAATTGTTAGTACTAAACGGAATCGCTTCTCCGGCAGTTATTCAAGCACTAAATGCGGGTGATTCCGAATCGGCGATTCGTATGACCAATTGTAATGTATCCAATGAACTGGATATTGTAGAAATAACCTTATCATCTCTACATACGTCACTTGAAAAATACACCAAACTATTAGAAGAAAAAAATACCATTAAACACGAAACGCAAACCACTCTTGACAATGAATTATCATCTACTTCCGCTCCTAATAATGAAATCGTCCAAACGTGTCAAAGGCAGCTTAAAAATGTTGAAGTTTCTATTAAAAATTTCATAGATAAGAAAAAAAATCTACAATTTAAAATTGAGGCCTTAAAAGAACGAGTATCTAATGTTCAAGAAAAAACGTGCCCGATTTGTCTTTGCGAGGTTACAAATCCATGCGTAACAGATTGTTGCCAGAATATTTATTGTATGGGTTGCTATATTCGAGCATTAGAAAGTACTCGTCAAAAATGTCCCCATTGCCGAGCACCCAATCGTAAAATTTCTAATGTAACGCTTATTAGTAATAATGTAGTTAAACAACCTAAATTATTACCTGAAAAAAGTGAAGAACTGTTACGAATTATTGCAAGCAAGCCAGACGGTCGCTTTTTGATATTCTCTGAATATGATAATACCTTTAGAAATATACTTTCCTTACTAGAAAAACATCATATAAACTACAATAAACTTACTGGTTCTTCTGGTAGAGTTACAAATATTATTAAGGATTTCAAAGACAATCGCACGAATGTCTTGCTTCTTAATGCGAAAAATTATGGTTCGGGGTTGAATCTTCAAATGACTACTGATATTATTATGTATCACAAAATGAGTACAGATTTAGAAAAACAGGTGATTGGACGGGGTCAGCGCCCAGGACGCACAGAAGCATTACACGTTCATTATCTTTGTTATGAAAATGAATGTTAATACGCAAAAAAAATTATTATTATATATAAAAAGGATGATCAATCATTCCCTCCTCAAAAGATATATCTTGGTTAGTATCTTCAAAGGGAATATAGTCTTCATTTTTTTTTGTATATAGCCACGAAAACATACGTTTTAATTTATCAATAATCGTATCTAAAAAGAGGATACGCGTATGATTGTATATATTAGCTTCAAACCCTACACCTAATGGGTGTTCATCCAATGAAAGTTCATCCTGTGAAGAATTATCTGGCGAGGGTTCGTCTTGTGAGGGTTCATCTAACAGTATAGTTTCTTTAATACTTAATTTTATATAATGATTATCATCTGTTCTATGTGACAGCACCGATTCTGTTGGTATACTTTCAAGTTTCATCATTATTATATATACTATATAATAAATATACTATATATACACACTATTTAATTTAATTTAATTTATCTTTTTTTAGAGCGTATCTTTGATTTAGATGTACGTTTAGAACGTTTGTTGGAACGACGTTTAGAACGTTTGTTGGAACGACGTTTAGAACGTTTGTTGGAACGACGTTTAGAACGTTTGTTGGAACGACGTTTAGAACGTTTGTTGGAACGACGTTTGGAACGGCGGATGGTTCTTGACTTGGTCTTAGATTTACGGTTGGAACGTCGGGTAGTTCTTGACTTAGTTTTAGATTTAGATTTACGTTTCAGACGTCTTTTGGAACGTATGCCTTTTACTTTTCTAATCACGCGTTTTTTATTTTGTTTTGGATATCCATACCCTTTTTGCGGAAATACGGATGAACCATCAGAATAAGCTGTTATTGGACAAGATCTTGGCTTTGTATATATCTCTAATAATACTTGTAAGATATCGTCAATATTTGCTTTATATAAGACACACAACTCATCGAAAAGTATTGAATCCTCCTCTTCTTCCTCTTCTTCCTCTTCTTCTTCCTCTGCTGCTGCTGCTGCTGCTGCTGCTGCTGCTGCTGCTGCTGCTGCTGCTGCTTCTGCTTCTGTTTCGTCGTCAGCAGACGCAGTATCATTCTGATTTGCCCAATAGTTTAGTTTAACCATTACAGTATCTCTATTAAGACTGGCAAGTTTATTCGAAATATTTATATGTTTCTCCTCAACTGATTTTGTATATGATGTATATGCTGTTTTTAATATTTCTATTTTTTCTCGTAAACCTTCATCCTTTTCGGTAAATATACCCGTATCGTCTAAATCTACAATTAATTCTATAATGCTTAGTATATTATTATCCTCTACTTTTTTTAGCAATAACTTTCTTTTGTGTGGTTTAGATGCTGTATATTCACTTTCTCCTAGCAGAGCCCCACTTACGGGCCATTTTTGATTATCAGCCGCACAATAATCAAATTCCCCTTTTTGAAAATTAGCAAAATCGTTAAATGAATGCTCTTGTATTTTATTGATCATATCTCCTATTACTTTATATATACTATAAAATATATTCGGACCATATAGTACAGGTACAACCATATTGTGACCACATATAGGGATTGATGGTCGTACGTTAAAGCAAATTGGTAATATAATTAGTCCTCCGTTAGGTATAAGTATATCGCACAATCTTTGTAAGGGAATAACCATATTTACTAATGGAAAATAAGGGATGACGGGTCGAATACCCGGCCCTGAGATGGATTTTTTAACTTTAGCTAATAATTTTGTATCATCTATATAATCAAAACTACGATTCGTTAATTTTTTTGTTCCATCTTCTGTTAATTTATGTATACCCATAGCTCCTTCCTCATCATGGTGTTCAATATTTGTGGAAATATTTATATTTGGGACAATATTACCGGGTGTATACAAGCACGGACGTTGATATATAGACGGTAACGGAACCTCTTGTTCAGAATCTGTTTCAGTAACAACTTTAACTTTATTATTTAAAATAAGATCAATAATTTTTTCCCTAGTTTTACCCGAAAAAAATATATCGTTGGCTTCCTCCGAAACATTTGGTTGTACTAAAGTAGATACATTAGGAACAATACCGTATATAAATTGATTTTTTTTTAGTTTAAATAAAGCAGGATCACTGTCAGCAGTTCCATCATCACCAAATGAGCCGTGATATTCACCATGTGATATAGTTGTACACTGTAAAGACGTTTGAAAACCAGTATGTTCACCTAAACTAAATTCGTTATCTTGAAAGTGATAATCATTTATCTTACCTAAACCGGCGAGTGTAGACAATTTATTTATGACACTATCATCGCTACTTTCATATTGTAGGCTACTGTCTATTTTTGTACTGGTACTTATACACACGGGATTATATGATCCATGTGCGATCACGTACCAAGAATTGTCTGTGGCTGTATCACGAAATATATCCTGATGTTTTTTTTTCTCCTCATCACTTGACATTTATATTTTATTAAAGTATATATAATATAAGTATATTATTTATTTAAAAAAATAATTTATAATATTAAATAATATTTAATGAATCGTTTTATTCAAGACACACAAAAAACAAAAAAAACAAAAAAAACAAAAAAAAAAAAAATACCACTTACA